CCAAAGGTGGTCATGGAGCCGATATTAATAGAGAACTTGGTGCAACAAATGTTCTTTTATATTCAAGAATTGAGAATGATGTTGAAAACCCAGACTTTATTACTGGCAACGAAATTGCTAGAATTGGAGTTGTTGAGAATCCATTAGCATTTGGTAGTAATCAACTTCTGTCTTTAGAAAAAGCAAGTGGTGTCTATGCCCTCAGATTAACAGGTATTGGTTTTAGTTCTGCAACATTTACTGAAGATGCACTTGTTCAACAAACGATTGGAACTGGTGTAACTGCCATTGGCAAAGTTGTTAGTTATGATCAAGTAACTGGAGTTTTAAAATTATGGCAGGAAAGAACTTTTGCGGGATTTACGACAGTTGGAGTTGCTATAACTAATCCATCCTTTGGATTTAATCTGAATAGATTTACAGGTAGTCCAGACACAGGTGGTAACTTATCAATCACCGGAGGAAGTATCAATTTAAATATTGATGAAAACTTTACAGGTCTGTCAACAGTCATAAATAATAGGACATATTATCTAGGTCAAACTTTTGCAAGTGGTGTATCTACCCCAGAGGTCAAACAATTCTCTGGAAATATAATTTACACTGATAATAGACCGGCTATAACAAGATCTTCAAATCAGAAGGAAGATATCAAAATCATATTGCAATTCTAATCAACCATGGCTCAACAAACAAATCTCAATGTTTCTCCATATTTTGATGATTTTGACCCTAGTGACAATTATCATAGAGTCTTATTTAAACCAGGATATCCAGTTCAAGCAAGAGAACTGACTGGTTTACAGTCTATTCTTCAGAATCAAATTGAAAGATTTGGGCAGCACTTTTTTAAAGAGGGCGCTAAGGTTATCCCTGGAAATACTGCATATTCCAGAACATATAATGCCGTTCAGTTGAACAATACCCATTTAGGGGTGCCTGTTGATTTTTATGTTGAGCAACTATTAGAAAGAAAAATAATTGGATTAACTTCTGGTGTAACAGCATATGTAAAAAATATATTAAGATCTGAAAATTCTGAGAAAGGTAACCTAACACTTTATATTTCTTACCTATCTTCTGGTGTTCAAGATTCAGAACTAAAAACCTTCTTAGATGGAGAACTTTTAGCACTTGATACTGATGTTATCTCTGGACCTTTAAATAATCCATTCATACCGACAGGAGAATCTGTAGCATCCACCATCCCGTCAGAATCTACTTCGACTGCATCAGCATTTTCTATATCTAATGGTGTTTACTTTATAAGAGGTAATTTTGTAAACGTTGAAGATGAAACTTTAATTTTATCTCAATATGACAACTCCCCATCTGGTAGAGTTGGTCTAAAAGTATTGGAAGAAATAGTAAATTCTGATACTGATGAAAATCTAACAGATAATTCTAAAGGATTTAATAATTTTGCATCTCCTGGTGCGGATCGTTTAAAGATTAGTTGCTCTTTGCAAATTAAATCATTAGATGATTTTAATGATTCTAATTTTGTAGAATTGGCAACAATTAGAAATGGTATTTTAGAATCTCAAGTAAAAAATACACAGTATAGTATCATTGCAGAGGAGTTAGCGCGTAGAACATACGCTGAGTCTGGTGATTATACTGTTAGTCCATTTGATGTCTCTGTTAGAGATTCTTTGAATGATGGTATTTCAAACAATGGAGTATATGAGGAGGGAAGATTTACTCAAGGTGGACAATTAGCATCTGAGGATCTTGCTCTTTATGAAATTTCTCCAGGAAAAGCATTCGTAAAAGGATTTGAAGTTGAAACTATTAGCACAACATATCTGGACGCACCAAAACCAAGAACCACTAAGAAATTAGAAAACCAGGAAATTATTTTTAATACTGGAGCGACGTTTAAAGTAAATAATGTCTCTGGTGCGCCAGCGATTGGTATTGGTAATACCTATGTTTTAAGTTTAAGAAATGATAGAGTTGGAGTAAATACCACAGCGAAAGGGCAAGAAATTGGTCTGGCAAGAATATATGATTTTTCTTTGGAAAGTGGATCTTACAGTTCTACTAATGCTTCCGTAAATCAATGGGATCTTCAATTATTCGATATTCAAACATTCTCTCACATAACACTTAATGAGCCAATAACCCTTACCGTCCCTACTCAAGTTAAAGGAAAATTTAGCGGAGCAACAGCATTTTTAAGAAGCAATGTTTCCGCATCAAAGGCTTTAACGGTATATGAAAAGAGTGGAGAGTTTGCTCTTAACGAACCACTCATTTTTGATGGAGTTGATAACTCTAGAGTTGCTACTGCAATAACATCATCAGGAATATCTGATGTGAAGTCTGTTTATGGAGGACCAGATTTAGGTGCAATCGGTGCTTCAAATGTATTTACTGCTGACACTGTATTAGATACTTTGGTTAATATTGGAATCTCATCTATAACTGGAGAGAGTTCTAATGTTGCTAAGGTCACATCTCCTAGTGCTAGCAAATTCATGTCGAAGGTGAAAGTTGGTAGTATTTTAAAATTCACAACTATAAACTCTGCAACTCCTCTTGCTGCAAGAGTAACTGCGGTCAATGCAAGCGATGGTGATGTTACCGTTGCTGGTATTACTACCGTCAATGGTGTCTTGGATGGCAATCTTCCTATTGCAAACACTCAAATTAACGATTTAAAAATTGTTGGTAATGTAGTGTCTAGTGCAACCGAAGATTTGGATGCTAATGCATTGTATACAAGAATGCCTAAGCAATTTATATCTGATGTTGATTTAACTTCATCTAATCTTGTAATTAGAAAAACATTTACAGTTAATATCGCAACTAATAAATTATCTGCCCCTGTTACTGCTAGTGCTAATGAAACTTTCTTAGCATTTGATGAAGAAAGATATGCTTTAATTAGAAGCAATGGTAATACGGAAGAATTAACATCAGATAGATTTGAATTTACTAATGGTGGAAAAGAACTTCAAATTAATAATTTGGGAGCTAATGATACTGGAGCAACTCTTTTTGCAACTCTGAGAAAAACAAATGTAAAAGCAAAAGTTAAAAAGCAAAATAGAGTAGAAACTATTATTGTAGATAAATCCAGAATTGCTGGTTCTGGAGCAGGAACAACTACTTTAAACAATGGTCTTGATTTTGGAAATTATCCATTTGGAACTAGAGTTCAAGATGAAAGAATTTCTCTGAATAAACCCGATGTTATTTCAATTCTTGGAATTTATGAATCAAATGATACAAATGCTGCTTCTGCTCCTCAAGTCACTTTATCTGGTTTGAATGGTGTAACTGGCAAAACCACAGATCTAATTGTTGGTGAGACCATGATAGGACAATCTTCTGGAGCAAGGGCGACTTTTGCTGAGAGATTGTCTGATACTCAAATTACATATCTTCCTAAAACTGATATAAACTTTATTGAAGGAGAGACCATAAGGTTTTCTGAGACAAATATTATAGGAACTTTAGTAACTTTAAATACTCCAAGTTCTGCTGTTTCTAGTCACTTTGAATTTAATACTGGACAAAAATCTTCAATCTATGGACAAGGATTTATTAAGAGAAAACCAGAACATAAAGAACCTGGTAGACAACTAAAAATATATTTCAGTTGTGCATACTATGTTGATAATGATGATGGTGATATTACCACTAAAAATTCTTATGACTCTTTAGATTATGATCTTGATATTCAAGAAGTTAATGGAGAAAGAAATACAGATTTAATTGATATACGACCAAGAGTTTCTAATTATAACGTATCTGAAGGATCTAGATCTCCATTAGAATTCTTGGGGAGATCATATGATGGGAGCGGAAATTCTGCTGCTAATACTTTAGCATCTGATGAGTCCATTAATCTCTCCTATTCTTTCTTCTTAGGAAGATTTGATAGAATATACCTCACAAAAGATGGAAGATTCCAAATACAGCAAGGAACTCCTTCAGAAAATCACGAAAAACCAGTAATACTTGATGATGCTCTAGAAATTGCTACGGTAAAGTTAGATCCATATCTCCTCGGCCCTGGTGATGCTGTTGTATCTTTCTTAGATCATAAGAGATATCGCATGTCCGATATCAAGAAACTTGAGGATAGAATTAGAAGTTTAGAGTATTATACCACTCTCTCTTTGTTGGAGATGAATACTGAGCAGTTGTTTATTACTGACTCTGAGGGATTAAATAGATTTAAATCTGGTTTCTTTGTTGACGACTTTACCACTCTATTACCACAAGAAACCACTATTCCTATTAAGAACTCTATTGATGTTGAAAATAGGGAGTTGCGTCCAAGACATTACACCAACTCAATCGACCTTACCATTGAACCGGTAGAAGGTGTCACAACACAAACTGATATTGGATTTACTCAACCTGATGGTGAAAATATTAAACGCTCTTCTGATATCATAACTCTTGACTATGAAGAGGTGGAATGGTTAAAACAAACTTTTGCGACTAGAACTGAAAGTATAACTCCATTCTTAGTTAGTTTTTGGCAAGCTTCTGTTGAACTAAGTCCCTCCTCAGACACTTGGGTTGATACTGCTAGGATTGAAGCAAAAGTTACTCAAGTTGAAGGTAACTATGCAGAAGAGATGGCAAAGGCCACTAGAGCATTTGGTAATCCAGATCCTCAAACTGGTTTCTTCCCAATTCAATGGAATTCCTGGCAAACTACTTGGACAGGAACAAGCACCAGGCAAAGAGATGGTGGAACAAGGACTGTAACCAGAAACGGTGGCGGTGGAAGAAGAACTGTTGATGGTGGAACTCGCCATGTTCAGGGTCCAGGAGGTAGATCAAGGACAAGAACAAGAACAAGTGCAAGGACAACTACAGTCACACAGAGCACAATAACTGATAGGTTTAGACACGGAACTGATAACAGAACTGGTCAAAGAACTATCATTACCGAAAGGTTTGATAATACTTCTCAAGGTGACAGAGTTGTCAATAGAGAAGTCATTAGTATAATGCGATCTAGAAACATCCAATTTATTGCTAAAAAGGCAAGACCTCTCACGCAAATTTATCCATTTTTTGATGGAAAAGATGTCAAAAAGTTCTGTGTTCCAAAATTATTAGAAATCTCAATGATCTCTGGAGTATTCCAGGTTGGCGAAACTGTTGTTGGACAGATGGTGACATCTGGACTGGCCAATCCCAATATAGCCTCTCCAGAGATTAGATTTAGAGTTGCTACAGCAAATCATCGAGAGGGTCCTTTTAATGCTCCTACTCAAATTTTCAAAAACA